CTCATGCCTTATAAAAACCCCAAAGACCGCGCTTCCTACGCAAAGTACGAACAGCAACCAGAGATTATTAAAAAACGTTCAGAACGCAACAAAGCACGAGCCCTGCTAATGAAAGAAGGAAAAGTACATAAAGGAGATGGAAAAGATGTCGATCATAAGAAACCCTTATCTAAAGGCGGCGCAACAACAAGGAGTAATCTCCGTGTTAAGTCCGCAAGCGCTAACAGGAGTTTCGCAAGGAAACCTGATCACAGTATCAAATAACACAGCAACACTAGCAAACACCATTCGTAAAGACGTCAATCGTTGGCCCGAGGCACAGACAAACTGTATAGAGATTAAGGAGCACGAGGCGTTTAACACGCCCATCAACACGCTTCTTGATCTCTGGCTAACACGTTTCGGTAATGAGTGGATTGACTTAGAAGATATTGAGAAGGACGAATTCTTTTCTATTGCTTACAAAAGACTCAAACAAATGGGGGAACTAGAGCAACACTATCTAACCGATAGAGCAAGATACGTATGTAGAAAACCGGAATAAATAAAGGAGAAGCAAATGAAAATGAAAGAAGCGTTAACGCAAGAAGACATAGAACGACATTTAGCCGCGCACATGTCAGCGATGAAACCTAAAGCGCGTATGCAATCAGCGCCACAGAAAAAAGCAATCAACCCAAACACACATGAAGCGTGGTCAATACCTTTGTCGCAACTTGTTAATTTGTGGCAAGCAAAGTATGGCGATACATGGATTGATGTGTCAGATTTAGACGATGACTTTTGGCCCGAAGCATCTGCGCGTTTGCATATGAACAGCAAGATGGAAGCGTGTGACAACGACAGCACACCTTGGGCTCGGCTGAAGGAAGACGCGTAATGGAAATCATTGAAGACAAGGCGTTGCTGTTACGCACACGCAACCCACACAAGTTCAACGTCATACCCAAACACAAAGTTGTCGGTGAAGAGAACGGCATCTATGAGATCGCTGTGTACTGGGGTCTTGATGAAGTAAGGGTGCTAAAAAATCTAGGTGTGAAGAACGTGCCCTCGCCTATCACTAGGCGCTACACATGGGCTGGGCGTTACAAGCCTATGGCGCATCAGATCGAGACGTCTGCTTTCCTCACAATGAATCGCAGAGCGTTCTGCTTCAATGACCCCGGCACTGGGAAAACTTTATCTGCGCTGTGGGCGGCAGACTACTTAATGAATCGTGGCGATGTTCGTCGTGTGCTTATCTTGTGTCCGCTATCAATCATGCACAGCGCGTGGATGGGAGACATTGGTAACAGCGTCATACATCGTTCAGCAGTTGTGGCACATCACGCGCAGTCAGCACGTCGCATTGAAATGATTCAGCAAAAGTACGAGATCGTTATCGCCAACTACGACGGCTTGAACTTGATTGCAAACGAGATCAACAACGATGGACGCTTTGACTTAGTGATCGTTGATGAAGCCAACGCATACAAGAACCCAAGCACGCGCAGATGGAAAGCATTAGCGTCAATCATCAAGCCTGAGACATACCTGTGGATGATGACGGGTACTCCTGCTTCACAGTCACCAGTTGATGCGTATGGTCTTGCACGCTTAGTTAATCCAAGCGGTGTGCCTAAGTTTCAAACTGCGTGGCGCGACAAGGTCATGAACAAGATCACCATGTTCAAGTGGGCACCAAAGCCAGACGCAAGAGAGAAAGTGTTCATGGCACTTCAACCAGCAATACGCTACACAAAAGCACAATGCCTTGACTTGCCCCCTGTGATAACAGTGACGCGTGAGGTGCCTATGACACCGCAACAAAACAAATACTACCGACTGCTTAAAGAGCAGATGCTTGCACAGGCGGCGGGTGAAACGATCAGCGCAGTCAACGCGGGTGTGGTGGTCAGCAAATTGTTGCAGATCAGTTGTGGTGCCGCTTATACAGACGATAGGGAGGTTGTCGAGTTCGATGCCGCGCCAAGATTAAATGTGCTCGGCGAGATACTAGAAGAGACATCGAGGAAAGTGATTATTTTTGCTTTGTTCCGCTCAAGCATTGAAACTATCGTCACGCACCTAACCAAGCAAGGCTATGGCGTAGGGCAGATACACGGCGACGTAACTGCTACCAAGCGCGGGCAAATCATCAACGACTTTCAGACTACCGACAACATACGCGTACTGGTGTTGCAACCACAAGCAACGGCACACGGGATTACCCTAACTGCCGCTGACACAGTTGTGTTCTTCGGGCCGTTGATGAGCGTTGAGCAGTATGTGCAGTGCATAGCACGCGCCGATCGTAAAGGTCAAGATTCCGACAAAGTTACTGTGGTACACATTGAGTCAAGCCCGATAGAGAGAAAACTATTTAAGGCGATGAACACAAAAGTTAACGACAGTATTCTTTTGACTGACATGTTTGCAGAAGAACTGCGAGGTTAAAAATATTTTTAAAGAAAGGAGTTGGATTGGACAAAACTGTGTGTATGATGTCAAACACTAGACAAATAAAAGGAGAGGCAAAATGGTAGATATAGATGATGAAGTCGAGGCACCGCCCTCGCTCGATGCGGAGGAAATCGCCTCTGTACCGATGGATAAGTTAGCCAAGGTCTATCGCAAGATGGCTACTAAGATTCAGCAGTTGACCCGAGAGTACGAGACAGAAGTTGAGGTTATTAAATCGCAACAAGAAGTCGTAAAGATCGCACTCAAAGATCAGATGTTGAAACTTGGTGTGAAGTCTGTACGCACAGACCAAGGCACAGTAGTCTTGTCCACAGTGACAAACTACAACACACAAGACTGGGACTCGTTCAAGGAGTTCATGAAGCAGTACGACGCGCTTGACTTAGTTCAACAACGCATATCGCAACTCAACATGAAACGTTTCTTAGAAGAGAACCCCGGAGTTGTACCCCCCGGCCTTAACTCGATGACCGAGTATGGCATTTCAGTTCGTAAACCAACCAAGTAGTTTTAGGAGAAAAAACAATGAGCAATGTTGCTGTATTTAACCCGTCCCAAGCCCCCGCGTTCGCAAAGAATCGCGGTCAGTTATCTGCCGTAGCCAGAGCCTTAGCGGGCGGTGGTGCTGGCGCTGGTAGTAAGCGTATCTCTCTCAAGGGTGGTGTGTTCCGCTTGGTAGCCGGTGGCAAAGAAGTCGCCGCGATTGAAGAGCGCTACCTCGATGTGGTGGTTGTGAACGCCGCCCCCAAGGTAAGCCGTGTGTGGTACGCCAAAGCGTACGACGGCTCAAGCGCTATTGCGCCTGACTGCTGGTCACAAGACGGTGATAAGCCCGCCGCTGATGCAGAGAACCCACAAGCATCTACCTGTGCTGCGTGCGAAAAGAACGTCGCTGGCTCTGGTCAGGGTAATAGCCGTGCTTGCCGTTACCAGCAACGTCTTGCTGTAGTGTTGGCTAACGACATGGACGGAGACATTCTTCAGTTGACCGCCCCCGCCACATCTGTGTTCGGTAAGGAAGACGGAGACAATCGTCCACTTCAGGCGTACGCTCGTTGGTTGACTGCGCAGAATATTGACCCAAGCGAGGTCATCACACGTATGCGCTTTGACACCAAGTCAGAGTCACCCAAGTTGTTCTTCAAGACCATGCGTTGGTTGACTGAGGACGAGAACGAAGTTTGCCAAGCCAAAGGTGCCACACCCGAAGCCAAGAACGCTATCACAATGACTGTCGCAAAGATGGACAAGGTAGCCGCTCCTGTTGAGGAAGAAGCCCCAGCCCCTGCGCCAAAGGCAAAGAAAAAAGCTGATCCAGTGGAGGAAAGCGACGAAGAGCCAGTTGTTCGTAAGGAAGAGAAGAAGCCGAGTGCCGTGCCCGCCAAGAAAAGCAACCTAGCCGCTATGGTTGATGATTGGGACGAGAACGAGTAATGGCTTACTCACCACAAATCATAGACACCGTTAAGAAAGCGCCTAAGACTTTGGGAAACCAACTTGGGCGTTGGGCGGTACACCTTGATTTCCCCGTGACTAAGATTGCTATGGCTACTGGTGCATCGCGCCAGTCAGTCTACAACTGGTTTGCGGGGGGTGAGGTCTTCGTGGCGTATCGACCTGTTGTCGAGGCGCTTCTCTCTATACTAAAAACTTCGCCTAATGCTGACGTGGCGTGGAGATCAACATGCAAAACCTTCGACCTGACACCCTGACTGACAATGAGCTACTACGCTACGCGCTACTGGAAAACCCTAAAGGTCTGTCTGAGTCTTGGGGCAACGTGTTGCTACAACGCATGGCAGTCTTGATAGATCAGAACGACACGCTTCTCAGCGCACAAAACAAGATGTATGAGGACGCCTTTGAAGAAGGCTTCACCGCTGGCGTAGCATCCGCAAACCAATAACCAAAGGATACACATGACACCCGCTGATTTTCTAGCGGTGGTTTTGCCGTCCTCTGGCGAAGGCCTCTATTGCGCGGTAGAACTCACAAAAAAGAAGGAACACTTCTATGCAGACAACCTTGCTGACATCGTTGCCAAGGTAGACGCTTGGCATAAACTGAACTACGACTGCTTCTATGCAGTCTCCACATTCGACGAGAAGCGCGGCACGGCTAACGCCCAGTTCGTACGATCGTTCTTTGTGGACTTGGACGGCTATGCCAGCAAGAAGGAAGCGGCACTGGCGCTGGACGCGTTCTTGGACAAGACTGGGTTTAACAAACTCGGCAACCCTTGGGTAGTGGACTCTGGCGGTGGGCTTCATGTCTACTGGCCTTTGGTGGATTCCATACCCGCATCTATTTGGCAACCACTTGCAGAGAACTTAAAGGAACTATGCAAGCAAGAAGGGTTCAAGATAGACGAGGCTGTGTCCGCTGACTTAGCCCGTATCCTACGGGTGCCTGAGACAACCAACTTCAAGAAGAAGTACACGACGCCGCGCCCTGTGCGCATACTGCAAGAGGGCGATGTCTTTAATCTGGAGGACTTCTCCAAGGTCTTGTATGGCAACCTAGTTGCCCCTGTCATGCCCACACCAAGTGAGCAGATTGAGGGCACACGCCCGAGCCGTAAGCCTGATGCCAACCAAGTCAAACTGGTGGAGAACAGCATCACGCTGTTTGCCAACATCCGCGCCAAGGGTTGCGGTCAGATTGACGACTACATAGCGACAGCCACAGAAGACGGCAAAGAACCTGTGTGGCGTGGCATCCTGTCATGGGCACAAAAGTGTGCAGACGGCATGGAGCATGCGATTGAGTTAAGCAACATGCACCCATACCCGATGGAGCGCATGCACCAGAAGCTGTCTGAGATCAAAGGTCCGTATGCCTGTGCCAAGATAGACAGGGAGAATCTAGGGGTTTGCCCTAACTGTCCGCACTGGGGCAAGATCACCAATCCGCTCATCCTTGGGCGTGAGATTCAAGTCGACAACACCGAGAAGACCATTTCGCTTGAGACGTTCACACCTGAGCCAGAGTCGATCGACGAGGACTTTAATCAGGACTTTGACGACGAAGGCGTCAAGGACACAGCGCCAACTATCACCCGCCCCGTGCCCCCACGAGGCTTTAGTTATGGCAAGAATGGTGGCGTCTACCGCACGCTTGAGGAGAAGGATGCCGAGGGCAAGAAGATAACCAAAGAGGTACAACTACTTGGCTACGACTTGTTTGTGGTTGACTTGCTCAAGCAGGAGAATGACCATTTGATTCACATGGCGGCTGTACGCCCCGAGGGCGTGATAACGCTCAACTTCCCACAGCGATCAATCGTGAGTAAGGACGAGACTCTTAAATGGCTGGCTAGTCAGAACATTGTGGCTGGCGGCTTCCATCAAAAGAACTTGTACGACTATGTGTTGGCAAGCGTAGAGAAGGCCTCAATGGAGAAGAAGGCTATCGTCGTGCCGTTCCAATGTGGCTGGCAAGAGGACATGTCATTCGTCTACAACAACCGTGTGTTCACCAAAGACGGACGCGAGACACGTATCCCCATGCCGGGGCTTGAGAACATCAACCGCAACACCAACAGCAAAGGCACGCTTGACGAGTGGCGCGAGGTCTGGGAGGTCTTTAAGACCAAGAAGATGTACGACACGCTGGCATCTTGTGCTGACTCGTTTGGCTCAACCCTGATGAAATTCACCGAGTACGAAGGCTTTATGTGGCACATCGGCTCACGCCAATCCGGTACGGGTAAATCCCTAACCCTGAGCGCCAAGGCTGGCGTATGGGGTCACCCCGTGCGCTACCGCACAGGTAAGAGTACGTCCCCCGTAGCCATGATGCAACGCGCTGGCTTACTGAACAGCTTGCCTTTGCTGATTGATGAGATCACCAGCCGGAGCCGTGCAGACATGGAGTGGGCACCAACTTTCATTTTTGATTATGCCGAGGGTTTGGGCAAGGAGCGGATGGAGGCTGGCTCTAACAAGGAGCGTATCAACCACAGCGTGTGGGCGGCTACGGGCACGATGACTTCCAATGTGCAGTTGCTTGACTACATGGCGGGGGCTAGGACTTTCAGTTCCAACGGCGAATTAAACCGCATGCTGGAGTGGAACCCGACAGAAGAACTCAAGTGGACGGCAGAGGAACGCGAGAAACTTAAAGGTCTGAAGCAGAACTACGGCGTGGCTGGAGAGGCATGGATTCGGTGGCTGGTTACTCACCAAGACGTTGCCAAGAGAATGCTGGCTAAGGTTGACGCACGGCTTAAGGAGATGATGGAGTTTGCTGACTTGGAGCGTTACTGGCACGCTGGGTGCACAGTTACTGTGGCTGCCGCCATTTTGCTCGGACCAAAGTACGCCAACATTATTGAGTTGCCGATCGAGGGCATCATTGAGTCTTTGAAGAAGGTGGTGGCTAACGCCCGTGCCAAGTTCAAGAGCAACATCCGTACAGCCGAGGACGTACTCAACGCCTACACCGGCAACAACTACGGCGGCTTCGTCATCATCAAGCGCAACGAGGAGAAGCGCATCCTTGCCTCATGGGGTAGCGGAGAGACGATCGACAAGTCGATCACGAAGACGAAGGTGCTGGGCAGGGTGGAGCACGATCTCTTAACTCCGGGGTACATCGAGTACTACATCGAGGAGCAGTTACTTAAACAGCACTGCGTCAACATGAGTTATGGGTACGACGATTTCTGCGAGCAGTTAGAGCAGTTGTTCACCGTGCATTACGTCAAGAAAGATATGCTGGCGCGGACAAACGGCCCGAGTATGCGGGTCAACGTCATGCACATAAGTTGTAGATCGGACATCGTAGATGAAGTTAATTTATCCGTTGGACAACCTAAAGCCGCATGATTGCTTCTTTGTCGCGGGGCTAGACGTAGATGGGATTAGGGAGCGCGGTATGTCCGCCGCGCTCCAGTACCGTTACAAGATGAAAGCCACTGTGGTTATCTACGACGGCCTTATCGGGGTGCGATTTTGTCGACTGCCCGGCGGCTTGACTCGGCTAAGGTCGTCTTCAACTTCCGAATGTTTGTCAGACGCTGACGCTTTTCCTCTGGAGTAATGTCCATAGCCTGCACAGCCTTTTCAAACTGCGTCAACTCTTTCATCTGCGTAGCAAAGAAGTCACCCATCTCAGCCGCCAAATACTCGTTACTACGTGTTTGCAGTAACTCTTTAGCCTCAGCCATGCGCCCCTCGTTCATCATGCTGTCCACGGTGCGCTTGAGTTTGATGGAGTCCTCGTAGCGATCGTAGGTAGCGTTGATGATTCCCCCTGCATCGTTGGGCTGGAATGCTCCGCCAACCAAAGGTGTGTCAGACAGTCTTGCGGCGGCTTGCTCTGGTGTGTTGCCTTTGGGTATACCGATGCTGACGGCTTGAAGGAACGCTAGTCCCATCGTACCGGTATAACCTTTGACTAATTCCTCCAACAAGATTGGAGAAGTACCAGCCGCTTTACCAATCAGCTTGGCGGCTTCAGAGGTCTTAGCGCGGAACTGTTCTTCTGGTAACAGGCTCTTTTCATGCGCGGACAAGATGTCACGCCCTGTATAGAACGACTTGCCCATCCCATATTCAATGAGAGGCTTAGCCGCCTGCGGTATGCCGTACGAAGAACCTCCGGGGATTGTCTGCAACAAGATTTGTTTAAAGGCTTTGACCGCTTCTTCGTCGCCGTGTTCGTTCACCATAGAGTTATACAACGCTTCTGGTATAGCCTTGAAGATGTAGCCAATCTCAAACGGCACAGGGATACGAATAGGTTCGTCAACTCCGGGGATGCGTACAAACCAGTTGCCATACTTCTGCTCAGGTGTAGCGTTCTTGTAGGCTTCGTCGTCCTGCATCATTGCGGCATACGCTAAAGTAGCACCCGCCAACAAACCGCCACGTTGCAACAATTTCTGCTGTATCTTGAGACGTTCGTTGAACGGCATCTTGCCTGTGAACGCTTTGTACAAGACGTTGAGCGCTTGAATCTGTGCATTAAAGAACGGAATCAAAGCACCAGCAATATGTATGCTAGGAGATGCGCCGCGCTTGTTAAAGTTCATAGACTCTAACGCCATCAACGTAGCCTCCATCTCGGATAGCCCTTGTTCAATATAGCTGTTGTATTGTGCGCGGCGAGTGGTGGCATCTGCCTCCATATTCAACGCTTCAGCCTTAGCCAACAAGTTCATCCAGCCGGGCTTGCCGTCCGTTATGTCACGCAGAATCTTGCTCAAGTCCTCTGATGTACCAGTAAATATCTGACCGCCAGTAACACCACGCCGCTCTAGCGTCTTCTTGGTTGCGCTGTTGATTTCTTTAAGTGCTCCAAACACCGGTATAAAGTTAGCGCCAGACAAGATAGGTGCCGCCAAAGAATCACGGAACAACTGCCGCGCCGCGTATAGAGGACTTAGGGTAACGGCTTTACGTAATAACTGTGCTGGCATAGCCATGAGACGCCATATAGCTGGCATCTGTGTGGGTATACCCTCCATACCTTTAACTAGTATGTCGGCTGGGATGCCTGCACTATCAGTCTCAATGCTGGCGTACATGTCCTTGCCGTCTTTCTTGAACTTGACTATGTTCGGTCCAGAAGACGCGCCAACAATCTTTGCCAACTTCATGTCG